TCCAACACATCTTTTCTATTGGTCGCCGCCATAACTACAATATCGTCGTTATTATTGAACCCATCCATTTCGTATAACAATTGATTCAATGTTTGTTCACGTTCATCATTGGCCATATTTATTCCTGCCCCACGTTGTCTACCCACTGCGTCAATTTCATCAATAAAAATAATACATGGTTTGTTTGCACGCGCATTTTCAAATAACTCTCTCACTCTGGCCGCACCCATTCCGACAAATAATTCAACAAATTCTGACCCGGAAATAGAAATGAATGTGGAGTTGGTTTCACCCGCAATAGCTTTGGCCAAAAGGGTTTTTCCGGTTCCAGGTGGTCCATCAAGTAAAATCCCCTTGGGCATCTCCGCACCGATTAGTTTAAATCTCTCTTTGTTTTCAATGTAGGAAATCACTTCTTTACATTCTTCAATCACCTCTGGACTACCAGCCCAACTCGCCAAGGTAACGTTTGGTTTTATAAAATCAATCTGCTTTTTATTATTGCCCATCAAATTAAAGGGGTTGTTATTCATATTTCGTTGGTTCCTTTGGATAAGAGTAGGATTAGAATTTGTATTCATATTTCGGAGCGATGAAATAAATGATAGGAAAAACAATACGGGTATGGCATAAGATCCTACGGTAAAAATTTCATTTAAAACATTTTGAAAATTAACTAAAAACTCTGGCGTAAAATTTACAAAGTGGATCGGAACATGTAATGCGGATGTTTTTTCTATTAAATTTGGTAATACAAGTGGATTAATATCTACCAAATGATAATGAGTATATATGATATCTTCTTTTGGTAAAAGTATATCTTTTGGTAAATCGTCAATGGCAACTATTTGTTTATAGCTGGTGTCGATAAATATTTTGGAAAACTGGTGATTATCTAAATCCTTTATTACATCATTATAATTTTCCTTGTCAAAATACCCCCTATATTTATGTAGCAAATTCAAATCGTTATTGTATTCATAATTTCCCACACGTAAAATGGTTGAAGTTCTTGATTTTAAATGACTATTTTTAAACCCACCTGTACCCTTTAATAATAGCATGAACAAAATTACTAATTTATTCATTATACTTTATTTTATTATCATATATTTAAATATAAATAATTAAAATATTTATATAAAAATAGTTATATAAAAATAATTTTAATAAGTATACTAAAATGTGGTTTATAATTTTGTTTTTTATATTAGGAAATACGGAAAGTTTTACATCACAACAATTTATTAGAAATAAATTTGGATTAAAAACCATCCATAACAATTTCGCCGTTCAATCCGATAACATAAACGACGATGTTAAAAATGTATCTAATCACAAGCACGAATTTTTCCATTATGGAATTTTCCCCAGATTAGACGACGGACCTAATGAAAATGGTCAACTAACTTGGTATCCTATAGGGTTTTCTAAAAATTTCGGCATGAAACCTCAAAAAATAACCATTCGCGATTTGAATTATGTGGTGTGGAAAGATAAAACGTCATATTATGGTATTAGAGATTGTTGTAGCCATCAAGGTTCTTCTTTTATGTTGGGGGAAACATGTAAAAACACGATTACATGTCCTTATCATGGATATATATTTGACGGGACAAATGGCGAATTGGTGAAAATTCCGAAATTACCACACGTGGAATCTGTGAGTCATAACATAGATTGTTTCAAAGTGGTAGAGAGAGGAGATATCGTATATTTTAATACAATTCCTATAAGAAATGAATCCATGAAACTGGCGATTGACGAATCCAAAATTTTCGTAGAACCCGAATATTATGATAGAGATCAAAGAGCCGTTTATTTGAGCGAAGATTTTGAACATTACGCCAAATTTGTAAGTGTAAATAGTTTAGATATTTGTCATATAGGATTTGTTCATACGTTTGGAAATAAGAAAAGTCCAAATCCATTACATAATTCAAAGGTTTTGAAAATGGACGATTACGATGATCATTATAAAATAATTTATGAATATATGGCCGGCGAGAATTCGCTGGTAAATAAAATATACAAATTTGATAATATTACCGTGGAAAATGAATATACGCTTCCACATTCTACCGTTGCGCGGGTAAAATTCGGAAATTTATCGTCTACGATTATAACTCACGCATTACCGGTTTCAAAATTTAAAACAAAATTATTTGTAAAAGCTTATAGAAGTTATTGGAGTTATGATTTGGAGAATACCAAAAACCACAATATACTTTACCCATTTTTACATTTGATTAATGAGTTTGGAGACCAATTAACCCACAATACAATGTATACGACTTTGAAGCAGGACAAGGCCATAGTGGACAATATAGACAAGAACGATTATGTGTCAATGCATGGTAAATTTAGTATTGTCTATGATATGTTTTCTAATCATTACAAGAATAATTATAAGAAATTCTATGAAGACGGCCTGTTCACTATATAATCCACCTTTGAAAAGGTGGAGCCAAACATAGTATAACTTTTTCCTTTACTTTGTTATAACTTTTACACCTTTTCTCATTGAAAATGCGAAAAGGTGTAATAAAAGTAGATATTGAGTCAAACATAGTATTGAAATATTCAAGGACATAAAAATAAAAACTTAAAGATTTGATATATATTTACTATAATGAAACTATATCAAATATTTCAATTATGTATTTTATTTTTAAATTTATTAAATGTAAATGGTTTAATAAAAAAGGTTAAACCTACAATTTCGAACAATATTAAATATGAAAAATTAATATTGAAAGAATTGAAAGAAAATCTATCCGAGCCCGAAGTATATCCATCCAATGAATATAGACTAAATATAGGAAAAGCAATAGATATTCTGCATCGTGAATTACCTTTTATGTTTATATTGAAAAATCCAAATTTTAATATATTTTCATCCCAAATAATGTTGGTAAATAATGAAAAAAAACTAACTATTTCAAAATATATATATATTGCTTTGATAAAATCATTACAAACGATTGCGTCATTTTCAATAAATAGACCAGAAATAAATGTGAGAAAAATAGAATATATAGAAGATACGAAAACCATACAGTGTCTAGTAGATATTGTGTTGCCAAAGATAATACAAATGGATGGTGAAAATAAATGGGAAGGATATTTCTATTTTGGCGTTAACAAAAAAGGCCTTATAAAAACACATATTTTTGACCGGAAAATAAGCAATTTAGATACGCGTTTACAAAGAGCAAGTGATGGTCATTTTTTATATTCTAATATTAACCATCGGTGTAAACTTTGTAATAAATTTCAAAGTCTGTTAAAATTAATGAGAGTGAAAGGTATACCACCGACTTTTTTACTTTGTTTTTCGGGAGGTTGGATAATGAATCCGAGTCTGCCTAATTTATTGAAATCGGCTCCATTTATTGTATCCACTATAAATACGCTTTTAATAATGTCCGCCAGTATGGTAATCAATGATATTTATGATATAGATGTGGATCGTATTAACAGTCCACACCGCCCCCTCGTAAATGGTGAAGTAACTATGAAGGAAGCTTATGTATTAAGTTTATTACTCTTGGGCGTGTCAGAATATCTAACATTCCGGTTCTTACCATTTAATTTGGGAATGATAATACAACTGGTGATTGTTCAAATCATTTTATATACTCCTGTTTTGAAACGTATTTTTTTAATAAAGAATTTGTCGTGTGCAGGTCTAGTTTCTTTTTCCATATTTTTTAATGGGTTGGCTGCTAGCGGAAATACATTATTATCTACCAACAAAAATTTCGGTTTACTCTCAATAGCATTAAGTTTAATTTTCTTTGGTTCTTGGTCAAATGAATTATTATTGGATATGCGGGATATAGAAGGTGACAAAAATAATAAGATAGTAACATTACCTACCCTTTTCGGAAATGATATTTCGTGGTTATTAACGAGCACCATAATTCATTTTAATATGATTTCTAACTCATTGTCCATTGCCTATTTATATAATAGTCCGCGTATAGGATCAGGTATCGTATTCATATTAACTCCATTATTAGTGAATTTGTACCAGGTAAAAAAGGCAGAATATTCTTTGGAATCTATAAAGAATTACACGCAAAAATCTAATTACCCGCTTTTTGTATTAATAGTCTATTTATGCGGATTAGCCTTTACATATAAATAATAATGTTTCCATATCATTTTTCACAAATATTCAGTGGTGTAAAAAATATTTTATAAAATTGTATAAAATATTTTTAGAAAAGTAGAAAATTGAAATTTATAATGTTTTCATCGCACTTTTCCAAAAGTGGACTGGTTTTAATTCTCCGTCATAATGCGCGGTGCTATATTCATAGTATTTAGCTCTTGGAATAGTAATTTACACGCATAAGGTATTTCTACATAGGCAAAATCTACGCGATTATCACATGTACGACAATGATGGATATGCATTTGATCATTATACGATGCGATTAATCCACATTTTTTACAAATATATACCGAATACTTATCCGACGCATCATACATTCTTCCTCTAGTAAATCGTGACGCACCATGCGAAATCATACAATTGTGCGCTACAATTCCATTTGCCAAGAATGAGTGTGTATTATCGACTTGTATATCGTATACTGGATACATTCCTGCAGGACGAATATCAATTACCTTCAAATTCATAGTTGGTAAGCCTTCGCATTCACGATTTACACCATAACAACTGCTATTTATATCGCATTCTTTGCCATCGTCTAACAAATCTTCCTCATCAACATTAGGCTTCTTATTATCTTCTAAGAACCAATCGTGGGCACCTATTTCTTTTAGATATTCCTCCGCAGTAGGGAAAGATTTACTTGTAAATTTACCGAAAGAAGTCCCCTTTATCAAATGGTCCGTAATATCGTGTGCCGATGGAATAGCATATGAATGTATTAATGGTTCTAGTGATTTTAATTCATTTGTCGCTTGTTCAATTGCCTTTTTCGTAGGCACTATTTTATTCGGATATTCGCTTTTGATTTTTTTGAAATTAGTAATTTCGTCTACACGATTCACTAACCAATTATGTTGTCTTGTTACTTCATTTTTTAATCGTTTATAGGAAACCCCCGCTTCTAAACGCTGAGATTTATGACAACAATAACGGAAACCAATTTTATCGTGGAATGGTATTAATTCATCAATATCCAGATGTAGAGTTAATTGGTAGCTTCTATTACTATCATTTTGAACTTTATTCTTTGAAGAACTAGTTTCCTTGTATTTTTGTATAGTAACTTTATGAATATCAAATCGCGCCAACAACGTTTGAATATGTGTCATCGTACACATAAGTGAATCTAAATGTTCACTCTTTTTAGTTTGTGAAAATGATATAGACGAAAGTAAATCGCGTTTTCCTCTATGCATTCCCAAAACACAAGTATGACCATCACCTCCAAACAAACCGCCTAAAAACTCACGCACGAGCGATTTTGGACAGTTTGTATCTAAAATAAAAGCTGGAAGTTTGCTTGGTTGGTTAACTTTTTTCCCTACAGTAATTCCTTCTAATTGAAGAAGATTTTCTAGTAAGTCGTTTGGTATTCTAACCGAATAATAACTACCATATTTAAAATTGTTTTGAGTAATCTTCGTAAACTTATTCAAGTCGTCTATAATATTATTTACATCTATCATATGACCCAAATTAATAACACCTTTATATATTTTTCTAGCTCTATCATAATAAATCCCTCCGTCGGCGTATAAATAACCCAAAATACGTGCAAATGATAAAGCTTGAAAGTATGTTTCTGTATTTTTAATTTTTAATAATAATGAACCAGCAAGCAAAGACCAGTATTCAGAGTTTTTAATTTCTTCATCAACTTTTATTAAAGGATATGTAATTCCTGTTTTAATTCTAGTTTCGTTCAATTTAAATTTATTAATTTCTGTCCAAATATTTTCATTTGTTAATAATTTATGATTAGCTGTAAATTTAATCTTTCTACCATCTTGAAATGTAACATCAACACATTCCTTTTCACCTTTAAATAAGAATCCGGATTGAAGAGAATTGATCAATTGATTTGATTTTTCATCATACCCCAATACATTATAATTATAATTTTCCATAGTTCCGATTTCTACACTTAGTCCACATTTTAAGAGAATTGGAGTGTGATACCAAGCGCAATCACGTTCCATTTCGCCAAATCGGAGTCCACCATCGCGTGACCTGCCTTCTGCCGGTTGTCTCGTCAAATTCACCATCGGACCAATGGAACGACTGTGGGCCTTATCGTTGACCATGTGCTTCAAACGCTGGTAAAATACAGGTCCCATAAATACACTACATTCGTGCTGTTCACCCGTTAAGCCATTGTATAATAACTCATTGCCATGAGCTTCATAACCGAGTTTGATTAGTTCTCCGCAAATATCTTTCACGTCAAAATCTCCAAAGGATGTTCCATCTCCGAATAATCCTAGCTCAACTAAAACTTTACCCAACACGGTTTCTTTTAATTGTCCAATTGTCATACGAGATGGAATTGCGTGAGGGTTGATGATAATATCCGGTTTTACGCCGTTACTAGTAAATGGCATATCACATTCAGGAATAATGTTACCAACGGTACCTTTTTGCCCATGGCGCGAACTAAATTTATCGCCAATGACTGGCTTTCGCACCGTGCGAAGTCTAACTTTGGCGAAATTATAACCTTCGCCGTTTCTATCAATATAATTTTTATCAATATACGTCTCTTCAACCGTCTTGTATATTTTACTTTGGTCTTCATATTTAATCACTTTGGTATGGTCATTTCGGTTTTCCTTGATAGGAGTTACCTTGGCAATAATAATGTCGCGGTTTTCTACCAAACTATTTTCGGGGATCACGCCTTTAGAATTTACTTTATTGTAATTACCCATTTTCATTCCTTTAGTTTTCGTAGAATCCGGTTTACAACGGATTTCTTCATCGCCATTAATTTTTTGTTTGTCCTCATCCTTTTCCGTATGATAAACGGTTACTAAAGCCATACCTCTATCTATGGACCCTTTGTTGATGAGTAACGAGTCTTCCTGATTGTAACCCGTATGAGTCATAATCGCCACAATCACTTGTGTTCCGGATGGAATTTTATTCAGTTGGATCATATTCATAATTCGGGTGTCTACCAATGGACGCATCGGATAATTTAACACGTAAGCTGTTTTATCCATTCGGTTCTCATAATTCGTCACGTATACGCCCATCGCCTGTTTACCTTGAGCACATTGATACGTGTTTCTAGGAGATTGATTATGTTCGGGAAAAGGAATACATGATGCGAGCACGCCGAAAATAGTGGAAGGATGAATTTCGCAATGAGTGTATTTATATATATTATCTGATTTTACAATAATATCTTTAGGTTTGGTTGCAATTAATGCCCAACTTTGTTCTTCCGGATCAATATATTCAATGACCGATTCTGGTAATTTTGAACTCGTCAATAAATTATCCCATACCAGTTCTGAATTATTTAGTTTTTTCATCATGTCATTGTTGAGTAGGATTGATTTATCTTTTACGCGTAATAATGGACGGGTAAGACGACCACTATCATTACAAACACGAATTTCGCGCAATTTATAATCAAACGTAATAGAAGTATAAATATTTATGATTCCTTTATATTTTTTATCCTTTAACATCGTA